ATGTACTTTCTATACATCCTCTCTACCGTCGGAACATCGATGCCTCTTTTGGTTAGGTTGATAATTTCTTCTCCTAATGTCATTTCTCTTTCACACATAATTCTTTCTCCTTTACGTTATCAATAAATCGATAATCCACTCTGCCATATCTTTAGCGCAAGAAAATGGATAACTCGTCCGTACATTCATCGTAGAATATCTATCCATCTGATCTCTAAATTCTTCAATAATCATCAATGGCGGACTTCCTTTATTTTTCTCAAGCCGTATGAGTAACTCTCGTGCTGCCCACTTGGAATAACTTTCCTGTGCTAAACTGTATCCTCTTTTATTTACAGCGTCATTTAGCAGAGAATTAATGCAATGCCGAACAGTCGATATCGCATTATCATTTGCTGTTTTCATCTAAATGCCTCCAATAAAAAGAAAGAGCCACCCTCGAGTGACTCTCCCTTAACTGTTTCATTTTCTTTCTCTGCTTAAAAGCCAGAAAAACCGTCTGTAAACATTGTAATAAACATCTTTACAGCATGGAATATTCATCCTGGCTTTTAAAATATCATACGACCAGCCTTCTGTTATACCTTTAATAAGATACTCTGCCAAACTTTCGTCTGCCTCAGCAGCAATATTCTCTATCATGCTAATACGATCTCCAAAATAGCTTTTTGCAATTGCTGTTTTTGCTGTCGGATCTGATGTTTCGGAGGTTGGAATATATCCGGACAAATCCAATGACCGTACCCCTTCAAGTTCAAGCAAGCGATATGCTGCTTTCCAAAGCGGATATTGCATACAGAAATGTTTAAGCTCATAGTACCTGTGCTTGCTTATCCAATATTCGTTGTTCTGCGAAATTTCCGGTCGTATCGTTGTCGCCATCCTTCGTTACCTCCCTTTCGTAAATATACCCGGTCTCTTCATACAGCTTTTTTGGCGATATGTAATAGTTAATACGCCCAAATTTGGAATTGATCTGCTGAATGTCCTTAATCAGTTTCCCATCCCTGGTAGCAAATCCGATAGGAAGCCATCCAGCAATCAGCCCTGCTCTCACCCAACACGGGTCCTTCTTATACACCTTTGCCGCAACTGCAACCGGTACTGATCCATTGTTAAATGCCATTTCACTCATAAATATTTGTCTCCTTTCATTGACCATCTTAGAGTAAAAAATAACAGAAGTAAAAACAAAGTCGGTGAAACCATTGCAAGAGAAAAGAGCCCTTGTCAGGACTCCTTATCGTCTTTTCGGCTAAGTGCCTCATCAACTTTTTTCTCGATTTTTTCGTTCATCTTCTGTTCATTCGCCCAATCAGTTAAAATGCCTGCACATATACTGATTACGGTTGCTGCAACGCCGATTCCTTTAATCATTTTATGGTTCATGATGTCACTCTCCTTTCATAATATGACTTGCAATTTTTGCGAACTCAGTCATCTTCAGTTGCCAATCTTGGCTCAAATACCAAATCAACAACACAGACTTCAAGACCATCGTCCAATGTAGTTTTATGGTGATCAAAGTCAATCCAGCCAAGTCCATCTGACCAAAACCACTCAAGCTCATCGCCTCCGGGAATAATATCGATTCCCAGAAATCTATACAGATCGTTTATACAAACGCCATATCCTAGCGCGTAATTACGATTCAAATGATATTCAGCATTCATCACATTAACCAATGTGCTTTCAAAGTATCTGTTTGAAAAGCTGTCGTAAAACAACCTGATATCTTCTGGATTAGGCTCGTCGAGTGTTAATGAGGATGACCCTATAATATTAGGCGCTGAAATATAAACATCGCCAGCCTTTTCAACTGCAATAGCATCTACAATCTTCTGATGAGCCTCATCGCCGTATAACTCTTTTAGCTTTGATTTGTAATTCTGATAAGAGTCGTTTAATAACGCATACGCACTTGCTAGGGATGCCTGCTGGTGTCTGTTTAACACATTCGCTCCGAATATACATACAATAGTAGCTGTACCGGTAATAGCCGCTGGAATATAACAGATCCATGCTGACCTAACAGCCTCTACTGCTGTATACGCATTTGGATCACCGTCATGTTTCTCTTTACTATCCTCCCGGATTTTCCATAATGCTTTTGGCGTAGATCTTGCTGCCAGTATCGCAGTTCCGATAACACCTGCCGCAGCCAAACACGACAATATAGTTGGTGATGCTTTGGTGAGTTTTTGAAGTTTCATGTTTTTCATCGCGTCTCCTTTCATAAAAAGAAAAGAGCCCTTGTTAGGACTCCTTTTCCTCATGTCTAAATTTTGATTGAATATACTCCTTAATATCATCGAAATATGTTACTCCAATACACACTGCGGAATATAGTGCCAAAAACACCAGATATCCCTTCCAATGTTTCTTTATCCATTTCCACTGTGGTAAACAAATCATTTCGTAATAATCTTTAAGCATAAATATACCTCCTCATAAATTAGTATTCTTTCATAAAGAGCTGTGTATTTTTTGCGTACTTAAACGCCAGGTCTATCAAAATATGTTTCCCATCGTTGCCTCTTTAAAGGTTTCATTTTCAATCCCCACATCATTTGCCGTATAGACACAGTTGGATATAGACCGTCTTTACATGTTCCAGCCCGTTTATCGAAGTAATCTTTGAATTTTGGATTCAAATATAACTGATCGACCAGCCAAGCATCAACTTCCGTCCAATATGTGTTTTTGGTCTTCGTGTCGAATCGCTGCTGGATTACTGCCAAGCCTTTATCGCTTATCTTAAAGAGCGTGCATCTGCTATAAACCGGATGATCGCAAATATAAACTTCACCGTACATAGACGAACATATATCTGGTTTTTCATAATGGTATCGCATATATCTCTCCGCAAAAAGAAAAGAGCCTTAGATTTCTCTAAGACCCCAATCCCTTTAGCTTACTATTTTTTAATCTTCGTCATCGTCAGAATCTTCTGGTTCAATACCTAAAACCTCTTCTCTGGTTGGATATAAACTCTCATACTCTTCGTCACTTTCAAAACCGTATCTATCTAAATCTACGCTGTGACCACAATGAGGACACACCAATGTGTCTTTCCACTCGTCCTCAAATTCCATACTCTTTCCACACTCAGAGCAAATATAATGTCCAGTAATCATTGCCAGTTTCTGCATCTTGTTAAAAAATCCCATGCTAAATATCTCCTTTCAAATTCAACCCGCCTGTATACTCACGATAAGTATACAAACTTATTTTTATCTGTTCAAGAGATAAAGCTTTATTCTCTTCATAAAAAGACATGCGATTTTCACGTATCAGCAGAAAAACGAAAAGGAGATGTGTTTGACGCTCACATCTCCTAAAGTACGTTTTACCACTCAACTGTAACAACCCTGCATCCATTACAGAAATAAGCGGATAACTTTATGTCAGCTTTAACATCTGTATCTAAATGATACTCAAATGTTGCTGTACGGTTATTCTTGTTATTGATAATCATACTCTGGATTGTCGGTTCTTCACCGTTATCACAGTTATTATCCATAACAGTAACCATACGCTTTTTCAAATATTCATTTTCGATAAACATTACTGTAAACTGCCATAAGTATTCCTCCTCTTCTCCATAGGGTATACTAATGGTCGTCTGGTTTGTAGTTGTTGGTACTTCTACATAGATCTTGCTCATCTAATTTTACCTCCTTTTCTAGTTTCCATAATATGGAATGTATACGATGCGGACGAGTAAAAACGAAGAGGACATGTGTTCCATGCCCCCAACGTTCCAGTTTCCATTTACTTTTTTGTTGGTTTAAAACGGTTGATCAATCCTTTAAATGTGGATGAAGTGATTGTTCCGGTTTCCTCAAACTTAAATCCTTTATTCATCCAGATGCCATAGAACATCAACGGTATCATGAGTTCTGCTGCCGCAATACCAACCTTGAAATATCGGTCTTTAACCTGCTCCTCTAGCTGCTTCTGCTTGATTTCATCGTCTTTATCATTAGATTTTTCATCCATGATCCGACGATTATACTTGTCATCTGCATCCCATGAGCTTTTATTTTCCTCAATTCTTAACTTGTAAAGCTTGGTCAGATCCTCAATTGCTGCTGATTTCTCATTGCTCCCTGCTTCTAATTCAGATAAAGCTTTGATTTCATCCGCAATCTCCTCATTCAATAATTCGTCAATTGTTTTCTCTTCCATTTCATTTTCTCCTTTCAATTTTGTAATTGGATTTTCTCCATAAGAGGAAGTGCTATTTGTGCGAAATATAATTTCTCAGCTCTACTCGCAGACGTACATAACGCTGCTTATAAATCGCATCTGCACCGTCCGGATCAAGTTCAAGAAATAAATAAGGTCCGCTGTCTGGATCTGAATCATCGACCCTAAGCGAACCTATCGGCTTTTCTTGAAATATAACTTTTGCTGCAAATATCCCAGCCAATATGCCAAATAATAGCGGTATAGCTGTTAATAGCACAAGTATCAACGTCATACACACCACCCCCTTTCCTAATTTTTCTAATATCAAAATAATATGTTTTACAGTAACCTATGTACTGTTTTTATCCTAGGATAGAATTTCATTGACGAAATATATATCCGCTAGTACAATACGAATCAATGAAAGGGGACGTACTTTTAAGAGACTGGAGGTGATGACTAATGGATAACCAGAATCGTATCTCGTATTCCAAGTGTTGTAAACAAAAGACAAATAAGCAATACTTGCCAGAATATCTCGTTTGGATACTTGAGCATCGAAATGATCCAAACAAAAAGCGTGTGGATTATCACGCAATGCAAAATAAAAAATAATTCATTTAAAGGAAGTTGTTAGCGGCAGCTTCCTTTATTTTTTGTTAGAGAACTGTAACCGTCAATCCTCTAATCTTTGTCATTCTCCAGCCCCTTAAAAATACGTCTCCACACAAAAAAAGAAAGAGCCCTTGTTAGGACTCCCCCTTGATTATAAATTCATTGAATTCTTTTATCTGTTTCTCAGTCTTTTTTCTGTCTTTCCAAACACCAATAGCTTCAACTCCAGCCATAAATAATGTTGAAACGACTGCTCCAACGACCACGCCAATAAGGGTATCCCTTACCCCCTTGTCGTAGCACATATTGGCAAACGCTCCGATAGCTTCCATAGCTTCCTTCTCAGTTAAAGTTTCTTTAATTTCTTCAGACATAGTAATCTCCTTTCGAATACAAATATTTATTTCTTCATAAAGGCAAATGTATTTTTTGCGAAATTAAAAAGAAAGAGGCTTTGTTAAGCCCCATTTCTCATTCTGTTCTGTTGTAATTTCTGCAACCGAATACGCATTATACTCAAGTCTTTGCTAATAGATTCCTGCTGCCAACGATCCTTACTTCTCAAAAGCATATCTTCAAGATATCGGATCTTACCCAGCAAACGCCTTTCTTCTACGCACATACTGCACCTCCGTAAATATGTATTCTTTCATAAAGTGACATGTAATCTGTGCGTTTTCTATTCTAGGATAAAAGAAAGAGCCCTTGTTAGGACTCCCCCTTTTTGATCATTAATCGTGATTGTTATTGCCATTTTGTAATAATATAAGCACTCCTACTAAAATAAGTGCGCATCCCAAAAATGTCATATAATTCACCTCCTCATAAAGGAGTATGCAATTTTTGCGAAAAAGAAAGAGTCCATGTTAGGACTCCTCCATTGTTACTTCAACAATAGCTACCTCTTCTTCATCGAGAATTTTCCTTAATTCTTTTGCTGATAAGCTTTTGATATTAACCAAAGATAACTTCGGCGGAAGTATTGATACGTCTTTATGACCTTTTATAAAATTCAATTTTACTTTATTTTCTTCTTTAAATCGAATTAAATAAACATCATCACTCATCAATAATACACCAATGTTCTCATTAGTTACTTCTAACTGTTTCAGTTTCATTATAGTATAAATCTCCTTTTCTTTATGAGTTTTATTGTTTTCCATAATATAGCCTGTAAATTTCGCGCGGAAAAAAGAAAGAGCCCGTGTTGGACTCATTTCTTACGTTTGATGAAATGTCTGATAATAATAAATACAAGATAAATACATATAATTATGTCGCTACATGCCAATACAAATGCGATACCTCCGATTCCCATAATCAGAATTGTAATTGCGCTTGCTATAAGTAGCACAAATAACATAATTAATAAAATTGTAAATAATATCATTCTATTCACTCTCCTTTCATAAAGGCCTATGCGATTTGCGCGTTTTCTATTCTAGGATAAAAGAAAGAGCCATTGCTAGCTCAATCTTCTCCGAATATAACTGGTTAACTGTTTCCAAAAATGTTGTCTCAAATTTTCAATTACTAATAAGTTCAGAAAGCCAAATACAATCAGAAGCAAACCAATCCATCCAGGAATAGCTCTTGCTATAACCCCAATTGAACCGATAACTTCCAATACTGCACTAACTCCATAAACAAGCACAATAATAAATAATTCAATAATCAACATATTTTACATCCTCCTGTTATTTTTTCTCATAAAAGGAGTTGTAGTTTTTGCGCTTTCCACCGGAGCATAGTCATCTCACATGGATAATCTTCATACCCGATTGTATCTGTTGTTATCAGTCCGTTAATCACATCCATTATGATTTCTCGTCTGTAGTGTTTATATGGAACAATATCTTTCGGGAGCGCTCTATGAATATGTCCGCAATTGGTACATCTAAATCTTGAAACCGTTACCCATTCTGTATTACCGTCTTCCGCTTTTAAAATCCGCTTAACCTTATCGTAGTATTCTAAACCTATGTTGCATACCGGACATATTAAATCGTTTTCATAAATCGTACAAATCACCCACTTGTTTTTGGGGCTATTATACTATATACTTTGGTGTATGAATTAGGTGTATGACTAGATAGGAGGATTTGTGTTAATTAAATGTCCAGAATGTAATCTTAATGTGAGCGACAAAGCAATCAGTTGCCCACATTGTGGATACCCTTTGAAAAAAGACCTTGTAACTAAGAAATGCAGATCAACCAAACGGAAGCGTTTACCAAATGGATTCGGCTACATTACTGAAATAAAGAATAAAAACCTTCGTAATCCCTTTAGAGCCATGATTACAGTTGGTAAAAACGAAAACGGTCGTCCGATAGCAAAGCTCTTAAAGCCACAAGCTTACTTCAAAACCTATAATGAAGCTTATGAAGCATTGGTTGAATACAACAAAAATCCATACGATCTTGATGATGATATGTCGGTAGCTGAGTTATATGAAAAATGGTCAGCAACATATTTCCAAAATATTAAAGATTCTGCTAAACGAACTGTCACATCAGCTTGGGGGTATTGCACTTCTATTTATGATATGAGAGCCAAAGACGTCCGAGTACGCCATATTAAAGGTTGTATTGAAGAGGGGTTCCGAATTGAAACTGTTGGAAAAAACAAGGGCCAGAAAGTATACCCGTCAGATATCACTAAAAGCAAAATAAAGTCATTATTCAATCTGATGTTTGATTATGCTGTAGAATATGAAATAGTCGATAAGAACTATGCCAGAGATTTTTCATTTTCAAAAAGTGGCTCTGATACTCCCGTTAATCAGCAAGCTCATATAATCTTTACTGAAGAAGAGTTGAAAATCTTATGGGAAAATACAGATAAACCATATGTGGATTGGATTTTAATTCAATGCTATATGGGGTGGCGTCCACAAGAGCTTTGTTTACTCCGCTTAGATGAGATTAATTTAGATTCAGCATATATGTGTTCTGGGATGAAGACTGATGCTGGAAAACAACGAATCGTACCAATTCATTCGAAAATATACGATCTTGTAAAGAAGAATTATGAACTCGCTAAAGATCTCGGAAGTGAATATCTTATAGTAGATTATGGGAAAACTCATAAAAATTCTCTAAATATGACTTATGATAAATATAGAACCAGGTTCAACAAAGTTATTACTTGGCTGAATCTAAATCCAGCTCATAAGCCCCATGATCCACGAATGACATTCATAACAAGATGCAAAAAAGCGGGTACGGATGAGTTTGCTTTAAAAGAAATGGTCGGGCATACAATAGAAGATATAACCGAGTCGGTATACACGGTTCGAGACCTAGATTGGCTTCGTACAGACCTTGAAAAAATGCATTAAACAACCTGTTACTCATACATTATTCATACACTTTGACCGCTCAATCCTAGAAAAACCGTACTTTCCAGTTTCCATCGAGGAAGCTGCAAAGGCTGGCAAGTTCTAAGAAATGGCTTAAAATAAGGTTTTGTGGATGCGGTCGAAATCGAGTAATAAGGGTAAATTTGATACTATTCATACATTATTCATACATTACTCATACACCTAATTCATACACCAATAAGAGAGAGGCTGATATAATATCGGCTTCTCTTTTTATGTCATTATAAAGGAAAAAATTAAAAGTCCATGAGAAAATAGCGCAGAGATAGGCCTAACTCTAAATCCGCGCTATTGTATAATATTATTTATTCTGAGCTTTACCTAACTGCTTGACCGCCTGATTCAAACCTGTCGAGGCAAAACCAGATACGATTCCAATCGCGATTGCATTAAGCATATCCTGCGCAGGAAAGTCAGGAATGACATACATCCCGGCAATTCCAAGAACAGCTCCACATACACCGCACACGGAAGGTATCATTTCATCTTTAACCTTATCGCTTGACTTACAAATCATGCCGATAAGATAGCAAATAACAGTAATTGCTGTTACGCTTGCAATTCCAAAATCCATTACTACTACTCCTCCTTTTCGTCTGATTCATAAGGAAGGGCTAAACACCGATTATACAAATCTTCCCCAGTTCCATTACCGCCTAATTGCTTATATGGCTTAAACATATACTCCAAATTATCTCTATCTTCGAGAGTACAGTATTTCCGTTTCAAATAAAACGAACATGCCTGATAAAGGCGATCGTGGAGGAGTGCCAAAACTCCTGCATTAATAGCATTTGTTCTGGCACGATCAGCCGTCATCTGTTTGGACAACCTAAGATAACCCTTTGAGAGGGCTAAGGCTATCAAACTAAACACTCCGGCTACCCAATGGGAATGTATGTACTGTATAATTTCTTCCAACATAATCCCCTTACTCCTCTGTGATCAGATCTTCGCACTCCAGGTCGATCAAAACCTGCTTTACCTGAGGCTTGATCTTTTCTGGTACCTGTGTATAGGTTTTCTTTCCCTTAATAATAAGGGTTGCATAGATGATTGCCATAGTCTCCACCTCCTTCCTCAGTAATAAAAAGAGCAGCAGTCTAAGCATTTAATAATTCCTCGACTTCCGCTCTGATTTTCTCTGGTACCTCTTCGATTTTTTTCTTTCCATTACGGATCAGATTTGCATATACTTTTGCCATGTAGCTTGCCATGATTAAGCCTCCTTTGTGGTTGTAGTGGTTTGGGTTGCTTCGTAAAGTTCAGTCAATGCTAACTGGGTGTTAGTGACTTCATCTTCCAGTGCCAGATTAGCTTCATACTGCTCGGTAAGAGCTAACTGAGCTTCGGTGAGCTGGTTTTCCAAATCTGTTACCCGGTTCTGTAATTTTCCAATATCTGACTCTGGTAAGTAAGTGAATACCGGCTTTGGATCGTCTGGATTTGTCACATCAATACGTTCCAGCTGACCTCCGTCCGGTATGTCCACAAATAATGCCAGAAGCCCCTGTGGAACCTGGTCTTCTCCATAAAAAATTGACCATATTTTTCCGGTTGCATCATAAATTACTAATGCTTTCATACGCCTTTCCTTTCTGATTATTTATGATATACTGTTAATATCTTTTTATTTTTTTCTACAAATTTCTGCACCACCTCCCCATTACCTGTTGATAATATACTTTATGGGAAGTCCATTTTTGGAGTTTCAGGTAATGTGCGCAAGTATGCAGTTTGGACTGGGAACGTAAACACCAGTGGCTCTGGAACATTTACATATGTTATGAACAATGGTTCAACATATTTGCCTTATTTAAAAATAACAGGATTTGGGTTTACACCGCTCTCTGTAACCGCATATGCCTATCTCAGTAAAGGTGTAAGCTTTACTGGCTACGATGGATATAACTATTTTGTTTATGGAAATATGGGCTATCAGCCTAATACTGGTCCAGCAAGATATGGTTATAACAACATTGTCATGCCAGTGAGACAAGATGGCTCTCATAGCGTTAGAATTGTTGGTTATTATTAATAGTATCCTGTAACGAGGTAATTGTAATTCTTATTTCGGGTTGTAACTTTTACTTTAAAAGTTGTTCCGCTTCGAATCGGAGAAGCCAATGTATAATTGGGCAATATTACACTTAGATTAGCCGGATCCCAAGGACAAGAAGTAGATAAGTCATGTGGGCCATATTCTGCCATAAACATCCAACTTTGAATATAAAAACCAAGAGATAATGTTACATAATAGTCACTGCCAGAAGTTACTTGCCCAATACGAGATACAAATTTTCTCACATTACCTGAAACACCGAATATCGACTTCCCATAAAGTATATTATTGCCAGTTAGATTCCCATCACCTTTGATAACAATATTACCGGTCATTTTCTTACCACTACATGATACTGTCTGCTGAGCTGCCTTAGGCGTATAAGTTCCACCGCCCATCGTACCCATGGTGCCGGTCTGCTTGCTTTTGGGATTGGTGGTATAGAAAGTTTTGCCTGATAACACATCACCGGCTCCGGCATCACCACTGAGGGTTAGTGTACCAGTTAAAGGATTGCCATCCTTATCTACGATCACTTTTCCAGATAAGATATCATCTGCTTCAGCTGTAATCACATCTAAATCGGCACCTCCACCTCCGCCGGTCATTAATACATTTCCCATAATCATTCGCCTTTCTTATCACACCATTTTGAGTTTAACAGTAATGTCGCTCTCTGGTTTCTTATAGACCTTGAAAGTAATGTTTCCATTGCCAGTCGTGCCGGTACCAGATGCGATAATCCCAAACGCCTTGACATAAGCTTTCTGAACATCGGGAGTGGCTCCGTCTTCTAACGCACTCACGAGCAGTGGCTGATCTGTTTCGACGATTGTACTTGCTTCAACGGTCTGAACATATGGCGCAGAATCGCCGGTCCACCCGTCTGCAGTAAGAGTAACCTGCGTAAACTCCACCATTCGCTTCTTGATTTCGAAAATCTGATTTGCCAGACTGGTAGCAGCATCTTCTCCTAAAATGCCTTTTATATCAGCAAACCAATTTTTGAAATCCGTCTCATTCTTGGTAGTCCATTCTGTCCATTCCGCATTGTGCTTAGCCTTCCATGACGCCCACTCCGAATCGTTCCTTTCTGTCCAAACATTCCACTGTGCTTCCCACTTAGCAATAAGGGCATCAATATCCATTTTCTCCAATGGTGCTGTAACAAATGGACACTCAGATGTACCAACACAATTGGTTATGTTTTCCTGTCCGATGGATGTTACGCCTGCTGCAACATAAATATAAGCAAGTGGGTACTGCCAATGATCATTATCCTTGAGCATCTCTGGTTTTGATGGTGAAGAACCAGGGGTACCATTGATAATCTTGATTGTGTTAGCACGTACACTTGTTCTTGCATCAACATCAAGCACAACCGCATCGTAGCGATTTAAAAGGACTTCCGCCTGAGTAACTTCCAATGGTAATATGGAATCATTCAGCGTCCATGTATGATTAAACCATGCTCGTCCAATACCGACATAAACATTCATGTTATTCATAGCTGTAACAACCATTGCCGTCCCAACATGCTGTAAAACACCGTCTTCAATAATACCATCAAAAATAGAAGACATTTCTTCAGCGTTATACTTCCTGTCACCATTCAAAGCGTTAAAAAATCCACTTGTAACGCTCACGTTTATACCTCCTATTCAATTACAGTTTCAAAGGTAGGATATGCAGAACAACCGTCCTTATCTTCCGACCTGACCATTTCAATTACACGGACCTTTGATTCATGCCCGTACTCATTCGCAAACTGAACAATATCGCCCATGAAGAAGTCGATACCATACTTAAACATTATCGTAGTCTCAATTTCCCCTTCAAAAGAAACAACATTGATGTTTTCAGCAAGTTTTTCTTTACCTCTCTGCTGTAACTGGGCAGTGTACTCTTCAGTGCTTAAAGTTTGCCCATCGCCAATATCTGAAGATATATCTCTGGCATCGGTAAACAGTTCGCGACGATCCAAACCACTGGCTACCCCAACAGTAGTGTACCGTCGTTCAGAGCCTTCGCCTTCTCCACCTATCAAAGTAACATTTTTTAATGATGCTTTTGACTCAATGTAATTGCTATTGATGATATTGTCATACTTAGGAGAAAATATAACATATGGATTCTCTTCCTGATCGTAGGACCTATTTGAACCGTGATAAAGCTCAAATACAAACTGTTTGGAACTGTTTAATGTAACTTTAAAGCCTATTCCTGCTTCTTCGCAAAGTGCCTTGATGACGTCATACAAATTATCCCCAGTATATTGTGCATCGATTTTTAAAGCTACAATATATGGGTCTGTTGAAGCTTTGAAGATGAAATTCTCTATCTTCCGATTTGCATCTGTAGGGGAAATAATGTTTTCGTTAAGCAGTGTTTCAACTCCATTTTGAAAACTTCCACTGAGAATCTTCTGTCCCCAGACAATACGCCGTTCTAATAAAGACTCAAGTGATCGCCCTGAGATTTTTAAGTGATTGCCTGAGTCGGTATCAGAACTGATCTGTGTCTGCTCGATGATCATGATATGATCTGAATCGGTATTCTCCAGATAGTAATCCTGCTTTAACATGCTAAGAAGTCCATCATCTCTGACTGACTCATAGATTTCAAAGTCGCCATATGCCTGATAACGATCTGTCCAGATAAGTGACTCATATGTATCCAAAATTGCAAGCGGTTCAAGATTTGTATCAAGAATAGTTAAATTCATACTCTACACTCCCTCATATGCAATCTGGTTTTCAATTTTAAACTGCAGGTTTGTGCTTCCAGTTTCAGCCGTATATGCGAATACATTATCGCCTTTTGCCAACTGAAACCAATCAGAACCTTTCTCCATGCAATTGAGAATGTTGGTTGTCTTTCCAGCACGCTGCAGCGTGATTGACTTCTGACCTTTCACCGTGTTAATGATAATATCATCACCGTCAATAATCACACTGCCAGTCAGTGTTTTCATCTTATCCGTATTCAGACGAAAGACTTCTCTGGTTCCAGTATTGAAAATAGCAATGTTAGTAGCCTCACCAACAGCATGGATTTTTATTACCACTCCGATTTCGGCATCCCCATTGTAGACTACGACTTTCTCTGTCTGATGCTGTATCGCCCCCATTTCTAGCAATGCTTCTGTCAAAGAATCATTACAGAATGGAAATTCGAACATCGCTTCAACACCTGAAAAGATAGTCGCCTTCTTTTCACCCGCAGAATAAAAGAATGGAATCGGACATATGATTGAAATGTCTGAACCCTCGCTTGAACTGAAAATATTTGGATCATTTGACTCGACATACCCCTGTATTTCTGCAATACGGTTGTCGGTTTCAATTGTCAATGTTAAAGGCTTCTTTATAGGAAAATACTTATAAGAAAGCTGCCTAACATCCTCAATTGAATTTTTCCACAAGAAAGCCAGTGAAATAACAATATTCCTAACCGGCATTCTTGCTGAATTGAAAAGACCGCCATCGTTTGTTGCAACTTCGGTGGTATTGACTGTAGCTTTCCCTGGTCCTAAACCAGTTATAGACTTAACGACGAAGCCGGATTCCTCCGGCCGCGCCAAATTAAGCTTAATACTATCACCAAGATAGTTTTTAACAGTGATCGTACGAATCATGTTTCTACCATCCTTTCCATTGCTGAGAACTGATTCTTTGTCTGCCGATAAATCTCTGTTCTTGACAATGCTTTCGGCGAATAGTTATTTTGTGTAAAGTTGTATGAAGTTCCACCATTTGATCCGGAATCTCCATTTTGATTTTCGTGCGCCTTAGACGCATTAATACTGCCTCCAAGAGTAATAGCCTGAGTCCTGCTGAACAAGGTATTCAGCTTATGAGACTTAGATTCCACCTCTGAGAGATCCAGCACCGGCCTGATCGTGGGCTGATAGTCGATGTTCTCATCCATCATATCTACAACCTTTGCGATTGCATCCTGAAGTCCGGTTTTCGCTGATTTAGCCATATCAGCACTTGCGTTGTAAGCTTTCACACCATAAGTTCCAATTGCATTAACGAATCCGAGACCAAAGAAGTCACCGATATGATAACCTACCCTGGATGGTGAATGCTCGTCCAGCTCATCTTCCGCGGCATCTGCAGCAGCTCTTGCCATTGCTCTTGCTTTTGCCTCAGCCATAAAGGTATTCTCAGTAATACCATTTGCAAATCCCTCAACCAAATATGCACCAGCTTGATGGAAACGCTCATAATTTGATCGGATTTCTTCAATACTTGAATCCACAATTGCTGAAAATGCACTCTTGGTTTCGTACTCTTTCGCTTTAACACCACCTATGAAGTTCGTCATTACAGTTTCTCCTGTACTCTGGAACTCATAGTATTTATTCTTGATGGTTGTCAAACAAGCACTGATGATGTTAATGAAAGCCGATTTTGCGTTCTCATCTTCTGCGTTTATACCTTTGACGAATTCTGCAACCAATGAAGAACCCATGGTGTAGAATTCAGTTTTCTTTGCTGTAATGGCATTTAAGATACCCTGAATAATGGTTGTAAAGGTATTTGTGACATTTAAGTTCTGACTGTTTACTCCAGCGATAAATGACGAAACCAGATCACTACCGTTACTCTGTAATGTAGGTTTGAAGTTGATTACGGCATTCTGCATCTCATTCAAAGCTGCAGTCATAGTATCGCCACACTGAGTGCTTAAAGCTCCCTCCTGCTGCATAATAGCATCTTTGCAAGCTTCAACAATATCAGTTCCAACCTGAGTGAATTTATCTTTTGAATCCGTAAATGACTGAACGGTATAATCCATAACCTCATCGGCGGAGGACTTAAGACTCGCCTTGGCTGTCTCATCTACCATACCCTCAGCAACACCCTGGGTTATGTAGGAACCAACTTCATCTCTGAAAAGCCCAGACGGAGAATGAATGTCTGCAGCATCTTTGGCTGCTTGTTCGGTCTCCTCAATCATTTGCTTAGCGGCATCTTCTGTAGATGCAGTATTCTGAGTAATTCCTTCGGCAACACCTGACGCAATCTGTCCACCGATTTCTACGCTCTGTCCAACATATCCGCGGATACTTTCAAATGTACCATCGAAAGATTGTGCAAAGGTCTGCAGATTAACCTGGGCTCCGCCATACAGTTCTGACAGCTTGGTTTCTGTTTCTGCCTGCAAACCGGATAACTGCACTGCGGCTGCTTCCTGGCATAATGCATACTTCTGATCATACAGCTGTACGTAGTTACTCAACTCGTCATCCGTCATGCCATTAATAAGCTTAAGTTCATCCAATGAATCAATGCCCATCTTATTAATAGCATCTTTAAGACCACCGTCAGCAATCCTCTCATTAAGAGATGTGATTACTGTCTTGTATTCTTCAAGCTCAGAGATCTGTTCATTTAACTTTTTAGTCAAATCGCTTGATGTAAGTACATCTGTGAACATACTGGAATCGTTCATCATGGAATCGGTGGTACTCTTCAAAGTATCTGTATAGTTCTTCAGAATATCAATCGACTGCTCGACAATACTTCTTCTAAAATCAACCATACTCATGGACTGATACTTCTCAGCTTCAGCACCTTTCTGTTTTTCAGCAAGAAGACGTGCCCAATAGCTTTCTTCCTGCTGGATGCGCTCATTGTTGATCTGCGCATTTTGATTGTTGACAACCTTGGAATCCTGAACAGCCTTTTGTTCCGTGCTATTCTTCTTTTCAACACCAGCATCAACAACATTGATCAGATTTGTCCAATACTGACTTCTCTCAAGCAGGCTTTTCTTCTCTTCTTCCGTCATGCTTGAACGGAAATTTTCAAGGCCCTTTTTTGAACCTTTTTCCATACCAGAATAAGCAGACTCTGCAACATCCTCTCCCGCATCTTCGACAGCAGGTTCTGTACTCAGAAGTCCTTCCTCATAGCCTTCACCAGAATATTCGCCTAACTCAGCCATCAAAGTTGATGGTGAATGAATACCCAGGAATTCTTTGATGGAGTCTACTGCACCAGATACAGTGTCTTTTGCAGCCTTTACAATATCACCGAATTTACTCTTGATGCCTTTGATAAATCCCAGCATCATGTTCTTACCGGCATCGAGGCAACTGCTGTTTCCGTTTGTCTTAAATACTGATAAGCAGGTATTGATGATGTTATCTATGGCAGTTTTAGTTTCGCCTCCTGCTGATACAACACCCTTAGTGAATTCTGAGATCAAGGAAGAACCAGATGATCCAAATTGGGGTCGATGATTAGAAAACACTCCAAGTACATTCTGCATCATGCCTGAAAATGTGGATAACAGATTGCCTTTCTTTGCATTAGCAGCATTTATGAATGTGGTAAGCATCGAAGATGCCGCTGATGATACTCTTCCGTTAGCATTAGTGAAAGCATTTATAAAACCATAAATACCATCATTTCCAAGACGGATTAAAGCCGTACCAAAACCGCTCATACCGCTTGTGTCAAGTTCTGACATATTCTTTGCGGTTTCAACCAGTCGATTGATTTGAGTAATGGAACTTGACATCGCACTGATATCAATTCCAGAAACAGAATCTGAATACTTTTTAATTCCATTGCCGAAATTTTCAAGTTGTTCACCGAATTTATCCATGTCGTTATTTCCGGTAAACCAGCTTACTACACCACCTGTATTCGGTAGTGTTGAAGCCATTTCAGCCATCATTTTTCCTGCTATTGCGGCGGTTTCTATGTCTTCACTTTTAAGGTCAACAACAGTATCGCCAAATGCTTTTATTGCTTCTCCGAATGGAATAAGTTGTTCACCGAATTTATCCATGTCGTTATTTCCGGTAAACCAGCTTACTACACCACCTGTATTCGGTAGTGTTGAAGCCATTTCAGCCATCATTTTTCCTGCTATTGCGGCGGTTTCTATGTCTTCACTTTTAAGGTCAACAACAGTATCGCCGAATGCTTTTATTGCTTCTCCGAATGGAATAAGTTGCTTCCCAAACTTATCCATGTCGTTATTTCCGGTAAACCAGCTTACTACGCCACCTGTATTAGGAAGAGTCGATGCCATTTCAGCCATCATTTTTCCTGCTATTGCGGCGGTTTCTATGTCTTCACTTTTAAGGTCAACAACAGTATCGCCGAATGCTTTTATTGCTTCTCCGAATGGAATAAGTTGCTTCCCAAATTTATCCATGTCGTTATTTCCGGTAAAGAAGCCAAGCACACCACCTGTATTCGGTAGTGTCGATGCCATTTCAGCCATCATTTTTCCTGCTGTAGCTGCTGTTTCTACATCTTCACTTTTAAGGTCTTTTACAGTATTGGCAAACTCTTGCATCGCTTCTCCGAATGGAATAAGCTGCTCTCCAAATTTAGGTAAAGGCAAACTGCCAGTAAGGAACGACGTAACGCCCTGTACTATATCCGCTGCGGTAAGGATAAGTATAGTCTCGGCTAATGCTTTTACTCCTGATAACACACCATCATCAAAATTTGACACCGTATCAAAGAACGGGGATGCATTTTCTATAAATGCTGCCAAGTTACTTCCAACTTCGACTAAGCCAGCGGTTGAAGATGCTAAAAAGCCTCCAACAATTTTTCCAAAGAACGATCCCAAGCCATATCCTATCTTTTCAAGAATAGATAAACCTTTGTCTAAAAATTCTTCCATTCCCGGATAGTATGTTGCTAAAGCACCAATTCCAAGCATAAGTCCACCAACAGCAGCAATGAGTGTTGTCAAAGCACCAATTCCTACAAATGCAGCGGCGCCAGTAACTCCAACGGCACTCAGAATTAAGCAAGAAGCAGATAATGATAACAGTAAAACAGATAACCCTTCAGCAATTTCCAATACTCCGCCTACTTTTGTATAAGCAAGTACACCAACAATTGCAGCTAATCCTGCGACTATCAAAGTCATAACACCTAATGTTACATAAGCACCCGGAGCAACTGTTCCAGTATTGCTAATGATGAACATTGATGCTGACAGCGATAATAAAAGCGTCGATAACGCTGTTGAAACACCTAACACTGACTCCGCTGGCAATCCTGATAGCAAGGCAATTATTCCCGCAAGAATTGTTACTGCCCCCACCATTATAATCAAGGTGCCATTTGCTTTCTTAGCCAAATGCGTAGACGTAATAAGAATGCTGAAAACAAGCATAACCTGCGATAACGCATTTGTAGCCGATGCTAAATTTTCCTGATTTATCATAGAAAGAGTGCCTATTGCTACAGCAAGAAGACCAATTGTAGCGGAGATGATTACCAATGTACTCTTGCAATCTTTTGCGAAGTGAGTAGCAACGATTAAACCAGCGAACAGCAATTCCAATTTCGCAATAGCCTTTAATGCCTGATCCAAACCATCTGATTTGATATGACTTAGAATAATGATCGCCCCTGATAAAAGTAAAATGGCCCCAGACATTGCAAGAAGTCCAACCCCTGCTTTTGCTGCATTTTTACCCGCGAAATTAGATGCAGCTATAACACCTGCAAACAATGTTAGAATTTTTGCGATTGCATTAGTGCCCTTCTTTAAATCACCATTATCAATCTTGGCTAATATTTTTATTGTTCCGGTTAGCAATAACAATGCAGCTGATATAGCCAGAATTCCAATACCGCCTTTAGCTGCATTAGCACCAGCGAATTTGCTTGATATCATTAATGCTGCAAACGCCCCAAAAATAGTAATGAGCGTATCCATACTATTCTTTATCTTGGCGGCATCAAGATTTATTATATCGTCAAATACTCCTACAAACAGCTTCAGTGCTACCACCATAGCTAGGATACCAACAGCAGAACCCATTTTGATATTTTTGCATATAATGGCAAGGGCCACCAATCCACCCATCGCACCGATAAGTATTTTTATTGAACGACCAATGTTGTCCAATGTTAAACTGTCTATATCTTTCAGAACGCCAACCATAATTCTCAACGCAACTGAAATTCCGATCAGGGTGATAGCCCCCTTTGACAACTGTGGTGCAAATTTGCCAAGTAATCCTGCAACTATAGCCAATCCGGAAGCCATTACACCTAATATTCCGATATTTTGCCATATCTTGTCATGATCCAAGCCTTCCATGGATTTTAAAGTTTTCACAAGTATCAATAGTGATGCTGCAATCCCTAGCATAGATGCAGAACCTTTAACACCACTAACTTTACTTATAGTCTCCATAGCTGCCGAAACTGCCAATAATCCAAGAGACAAAGCCCCTAATGCACTAACCGCAGACCATAATTTAGACTGATCAACCAATGTTAACGCGACAATTGACGCCGCCAGTATACCAATGGATATAGCTACGTTCATTAGAGCCTGCGATTTTGTCTTTGTGGCAAATGCATTAATAGCAGTTGAACAGCTTCCCAACAGTGTATCAAAACCGCTGAGTATATCAGATATACTCTTAAATGGTCCGGATAATGCTTCTAATGCATCACCTATCTTTTTTACAAACACAATGATCGAAGCGCCAACACCGATTGTTAAAATCTCACCGAGACCTACATGTTCGCTAAATTTGTCTTTTACTGTTTTCAGAAAATCAAAAATCTTCTTTTTTAAACCATCAAAATCTTCTCCAACACTGAGCAGATTTTTCCTTACGTCATCTTTAAAATCTTTAATGGCTTTTCCAAGAATATCAAATTTGCCAGTAATTCCGATAAAATAGTCAAAAACATTATCCTTAAAATCTTTTAGTATGGCACCGATATTGTCAAGTGTTATACCATCGACAGCTTTCACTCTATCAATGAATTCGTTGATTTTAATAATTCCATCACCGAAATAAACACTTAATTCAGAAAACATCTCAGCAAATGCAGTATTGAATCTTTCAACGTTTCTTTGAACTATTGACATTTGTGAAATGGCGTCTATCCATTCCTGAATCGTTTGGATGAATGAATTAAATAAATTTATTCCACCGTTCAGGAAGTTATCAAATGACGAAAATGTTTCCACAAATGCATTTTGTAATTTGCCAATGTTCTCCTGTACAATTGGCAACTGTAAAAAAGCATCCAGCCATCCTTTTAATATTACGCAACCAGACTGCATTACATTTCCTAACGCTTTAATGCCCTTTTCAATATATTCATTACGAAGAATGAAGTCTCGAAATCCCGAAATAAGGTCTCCTAATGTAGCAGTTACATCCAAAATATCTAAATCGAATGATTGTAAAATCAGAGATAGACCTTTAAATGCTAATTTTAATCCACCGCCTGTTATGGTTGTGATGATATCGATAATCGCAAATAAGCCTTTAAAAGTTCTGGTAATTTTATCCGCTTTTTCATCTGTAATTTGCAAATGCTCAGTAAAACTGTGGATTGCCTGTATCAGATTATACATAGCCTTAGAACGTTGCTTAATTATTTCGTCTTCTGTCATTCCGTGATGAAATGTATCATTCCATGCTTTTTTCACAGCTGAAAGAGAATCGGCGACCGAATGAATTATATTGAGCATGGAACCCCATAACAGTTCTGCTCCTGATGGTTTATCAAAGCTGTTTATAAGATCATCGATGGAAGAGCCAGCTTTATCTGCCTCGTCTTGTAGTTCATGTAATGCGGCAATCTGATCTTCAGTATATCCGTTAGCCTTTAACTGCTCATCTGAAAGTGCAGCAAGACTATCCGCATTTTTCAGTTGCTCGTCCGTTAAAGAAGATAAATGAACAACACTACTTCCAAGCTTTTGATTAACAAGATTTTGAACTGTTGCATAATCATATCCAGCATCTGTCAACGCCTTTATTCTTGCTTCTCCGTTACCGAAATCTCCACGAATAACCTTATCTACGATTTCTCCATATTTTTCAACCTGATTGGTCATTTCTTCGGTAGATTTAGTAGCCCCAGTAATATTTCCAACAAGACTTTTCAATGCATCTTTAAGAATGCTTTTGTTTAAAGTTCCATCGTTAAACGCTTTCTTTAAAGCTTTTTCGAAAGAACCTTCTTCTGCAATCATAGTATCTAAATCAACATTGTGATTCTTTGCCAGTTCTTTAACTTTATTCTGAAACACTTCTGTTTCTATTCCTGCAGCATTAAGTTTGCTAATGATTTGCGCTAAAGGAGAGCTAAAAGTGCTTTCTAAGAACGCATTTCGTCTATCAGCAGATGCCCCAATAAACCCACTGAATATATCAGAAACTTCGGTAAGCCTTTCCTTCGCTTCTTCAAAGTCACCGACAATTATTTCCCAACTTTGTGTCCACCCTGACTGAGCGGCTTCTTTCAAAGTATCAAACAACTGCGAAAAAGTTTTAACCTTTGTCGCTGCGTCATTCGCCGTCTGTCCCATCTTAATGATTGACTGAATCTGCTCGTCGGTATATCCCATTGTTCTAAGCTGGTTTTCATTAAGATCACCTGTAAATTTGGCAAGTGTCTCTGTCAGAATATCTGACGTTAACCAGCCTTTGCTTAAAGTCTCTCTGAATGATCCTTCATCCTTAATCAGCTCGTCAATTGCAATATGATGCACTCTTGCGGTTTCTTTCAATGCATCCTGAAATACCTGACCGCCCATACCGGCATTTACAACAGAATTCCAGTCCTGCAGTTTTACAGTACCTGCCGCTAATGCCTGCGAAAGCTGATACATCGCAGTGCTGGCCTGTTGAGAGGTTGAGCCTGAAACAGCCGCAAGATTGGCAATACCTTTAATTGCTGCTACTGAAGTATTAAGGTCAACACCGGCTGCTGTAAATGTACCTATGTTACGGGTCATTTCCGTAAAATTGTAAATGGTCATATCAGCATAATGGTTTAACTCATCTAACGCATTATTGACCTGTTCAAGGGTTGTTCCTTTAGACGAGGTGTTCGCTAAAATAGTCTGCACGGCATTAATCTGAGTCTCATATTCCTGAAAACCAGATTTAATTGGATCAATTGTGAACGCTGAAACCAATTTTTCTCCAGCATTAAGAGCAGAATTCGTAATGTTCTGCAATGCTGTAAGCGCCATAACCTCCATTGCTGAAAACTTAATCTTCACAGTTTCTACAGCATTGGATAACGGAGACATATTACATCTGCTGGCAGCAGTATTAACTGATTCGAGCCCTTTTGCAGCTCCTTCCAAATTAAGACTGTGCTTTAACTTGTCTATTGACGATAAACTTGTCTGAATATTTTGCTCAAACTGTTTATTGTCAAACCGCATTTCGACGACTCGTTCGTCAACGGTTGTACTCATAGCTTAGTAACCTCCCTCCATGCTGTGTCAGCAATTTTGTCAAAAATAGGCTGGATAGCAGGGTTGATGTAGTCTCTTCCCTGTACCCAGCCGCCATTTCGTGTAGCGTGCCCATATTGCAAAATAATCGCAATAGGTACTCCATTTTGAATATTTGTATTGTAAAACCCTATCGATACCGAGCCATTCTTCTGCTCAATCTTGTAATGCCAGGAATTAGCGGTCTGCCCTGTATCAACAGGAGTTGCAGACGCCAGGGCAGCTACGCCCTCTTGACCGTATTTATCAAAGTTGCCAAGATGCACCGCCTCTTTAGCTCTTTCCATAAAGTTGGTTAACTTCGAAAAATCGCCCCTTTGTCTGAATGTGATCATATTAACTCCTATTTGTTAAATATTCGCTCGATGAAAATCCGGTATACGTCACTCCGTTCAAAGTGAACTGGATATACAACCATTTAGTATCATTTGCTAAGCTGTAATATCCATAACAACGCACAGCAGTACCAACCGGAATTTTACAAATAGCTTTCTTGTTTGTACCGGCGTCGTTTCTGCAATAAAGATTTGCAGTAGTTACGTATTCCCCTGCGCAATCTGCATCGAACTTTTCCGGCTTGCAGCTTGATGTCATTTCTTTTGACGCAGCCGGTTCGTTAACAGATCCATTGAGAATCTTATTAACTGCATCCTGTATTTCCTGATAGTCATAGCCATATCGTATAAGTAAATTCTTACGTGTATTACCACTTCCCCAAAGCCCAGTAATCACTTCATGCGCAATCGTCTTTACATCTTTTCCAGTATTCAATCTTGGATAAACGACTACGTTATTTTCGTATTTAGGAGTAATGAAGCCGCGAATATATCTGCCGTTGATAGAAATGGTACGCTTCTTAACTGCTTTTCCGTAATTGCCCTCTTCCACTACGATATAACCGGCATCTTTATGAACTTCAATAACTGTTCCCACATGATCTGGTGCGCCAACATTATCTCCTTTTTCATGGTCTTGCCAGTCATACAGAATCGCATCTCCGGGGTTTGGAATATAGGCATCATTCTCCTGCCAGCAGCCCATTTTCTTTGCTGCCTCGATAAGGTAATAACAGGAAATTTCAACAGGCATAATGTCTGTGTATCCTAAGGTAATTGCCAATGCTGACCAAGTGCAAGCACACCAGGCCCATCCATACTGCATCTTAATATTTCTTGGAAGCTTTCCCTGCTGGGAGTTATAGATATCGATGATCTCTTTATATGAGCCATCGGCCTCATTTTTTCCCTCCCACGAACGTACAAGATTCACTACTGATTGTCGTGATCTACTCATTTCTATTATCCTTTCGATTTGAATCTCTTTCTATTTGCTGCATTTACTTCGGCATGATGTCTATACAAATCTCGTTTACTCCGCTTTTTCGGCGGTTTATTCTTAGCATTGCAAATGCGAATAAGCATTAATAGCCTATTCAAATGCCATTTCTGACACTCAACCGGAATATTGTAAGATAACATCCAATAATAAATAAGCTCGCTTGTTATTTGTTCTCTACTTTGAGGTGCATTTTTTTCTTCAGTTACAGAAGAAGCCGTCATCGGAGCTTCTATATACTGATTTACCATGTCGATATGCTCATTCGTTAAGCGAGTATAAGTAATCGGGTCAACGTTCTGATTGAGTGTCATGTCTTTTATATAATCAATGGTTTGTTCATAAGTCTTTGGCTCTTTCGATAGAAAGACTTTATTCCATTTACTTTCCCATTTTGAAATTGAAACCAATGAATGCTCCAAACGTAAATGCTGTTCTTTGGGGTAAATAAATCTCTCATTCTTTTCATCCCATAATTCATCCCCAGCCGGGATTGTTATCTCAAGCATTCATGATCACCTCTTTAATGAGTATCCGGAAGAGTTACAACGTCGCGATTCTGTCCAGCATCTACAACTTTCGGAACTACACCATTCACAAACTTTGCAGCCTTATCAGCATCTGTAGCCAACTCCATAAAGAGGAGATTGTAAAACTGTGTATGTGAAAATTTTCTGGAAATTTCTTCTGATTTGTCGAAATAGGTACCATCCGGACTCTTTTCGCCATATGCTCTTAAGATGAAATCCTTGAAGAATCGGATAAGCGTCGGCTGATCCTTGGCATCAACAATTCTCTGAAGCATCTCGGCAACGCCACCAGCAGTTCCAAGTTCCATTTCCATAACTTCACTTTCTGATAAATTGAACCATCTCGTTTCGGTTCTCTCTACACCATTAAAATCTTTATAAGTTTTCTTAATTGAAATCATAATCTTATTCTCCTTTCGCACATAAAAAAAAGAGCCGCCAGCTTTACCTGAATACGGCTCTCGTAAATTGACAAATTGTATTATTATTCTGCAGTCATGATCTGAATCACTTCATCTGGAAGCGGTAATCTTGGAGCAACGCCATCGTCGGTAGAAGCACCAGTCGGATCTTTTCCGTAAAGAATTTCTTCCAGCTTGGCCAGCTTACCAGCATCGACCTTTGTGGAATCGAATGTTAAGATCGCGGTTGGCTTAAGCTTCTTACCTTCAACCAGAGTTGTGATTTCAACTGGTGTTGTATTAAACTCCCAGGATAAGCTGATAGCTTCTGGGCTGTCATTAACAGTCGCGTAACCTTTCTCGGAAGGAGAAGCTAAGCAACCATAAACCAGATGCAGTTTGTAACCGTAATCATTGGAATCAACATCGTTTCCAAGAATAGTCTTGTAGCTAAGACCGAACATCTTTCTGTTCTGCTGTCCTGCATAAACTCCCGGTGCGATTTCTTTAGAACCGTCGCACTCTGCAAATTCATCTGGAGCCATATATGCTTCAATAGTTCCAGCAAACTCTTCTGCGGACATAAGGTTCAGATACTTGATGTTGTCGGCATAAATTGAAGACGGCTCTGCACCGGAAGGACTCTCTGTAACACCGCTTAAACCATTCCACGCATACCCCATAGAATATAATCCGCCTGCCTGGATTGGATACACAACTCCCTGGTTAACACCAGTCTCGTAACGACGTTCCCCGGTTTTATCCCAAACAAGTTTTTTCTTATTTGTCTCTGCCATAATCTTATTTCCTCCTTAAAAGAATATTTCAAATACATAGTGGTTTAAATTGTCTTTTGTATAATACCGATTAAATCGGCTTGTCGGCATTCCTGCTATGCTGTCGACTATCTGATTATCTGGATCAGCGTCAATAACAGTAACAGAATACTTTTTCTCAAATAAATACACCCCGTCATTCGCAAATGTATTCTGAATATCATCCAGAGCATATACGATGGCGGGGTATTTCATTTTAACTGTACTTGGCGGCTGAAAATAAACTCGACATTCACTTCCTCTGTTTGGACATCCCAGCGCTTTGCAGAGTTGCTCATGTAGCATCAAACGTCTGTTCATTATAAACCCCTCCCACAGTCAATATAAGGCGTGGATATTGAACTTCAACATTGGAAATTTTCCATTTGGTTCCCATATACTCAATATACACCATTGCATGAAAATTCTCATAAGCATATGGATCAGCCAGTATGCTGAACTGATTTGAAATGTTAAGATTGTCATTAAGTCCATCACCAGTCTGATACTGACGAGTATCACGAATGACATCGCCATAATAATTCAGTCTACGAATTTCATCTCGCCATACTCCGGAATTTCCTTCAGTAGATACAGCATATCCAATTGCTCCATAGAATTTGCTCATTTTGAATTTCCCTTTCCAATTTTACAGCTCATCAGAAGTCACAGCGCTTGCAGTGACATCTTCCTCGATTGCGATTGCTGAATAAACGCGAGTAAGTGCGCCAGACACTCTGGTTTCAAGCAGGGATTTCTCCTGGTTGAAGTCGATATCGAACTGGGTAAAGTGAGTAACCTCGCCGCCCTTAGTTGCACCAAGAGAATAGTCCTGGAGGTTTGCAATGATAGCCAACAGTTTCTTCTTTTTATTGCCTGTAGCAGTTGTTCTGGTCTTTCCTTCAAACTGCTCTGCAGTATTGATGCTGCCAACATTTAATGCTGTAGCCAGTTCAGAAACAGACGCGTAAATACGTCTACCATTAATATCTCTTGCAAGCAGCATCTGATTCAGCAGGTGCGGAGCAATATACAGGTCTGGCTTTCCAGTACCCTTGTACTTCTCTCTTGCATAAAGAACAGTGTTGATCATAGCTTCTGCCATTACATAATTCTCACCGAAATTAGCTGCGGTATTAGTGCCCTGAAGCTCTGCCTTTGCTGCTGCTACATCCAGATCTACGTGGATAGTATACAGGTCATCATCCAGCCAAATCGGTCTGATATGATCTGGAGAAATCTTACCTTCATCGCCATCATCACGGCCATCGCCCAGCATAATCGCAGTTGCCAGTTCTTCGTTAAGCATCATGCGATCGATGTTGTACAGATAGCTTACGTAATCGAAGTCAGTGATGTCCGTAATATCATCCCTGTTAAGTGCATCCTTAACATATACAGTCTGTGGATCAGTGGTTCTTCTAACCAGCTTGAAGTTTCCAGCCTGAGCCTTCTCTTTTCCTTTCTTGTAGCCCTTTGCTCTCAGAGCATCGATGTTACGGATATCAACCTGTCTGGTCCTGATTCTGGAAATAGGACTCTTATGTACCTTGTTTATTACGGTACTAATCCAGCCCTGGTCATTAGTAATCAGCTCAGGCGCACCTGGTCTCACATCCTTATACTCTGGGAACAGAGTTGTTACGTTACCATCTCCAGACTGTACAAACCCACTCGCAACAGCGTCATGCTGAAGCGCATTATTGGATGCATAAATCTCCATTGCATTCTGGAATGTTCCAACCTGGCTTGTCTTAGCTAATTTAAGGATTTCCTCCTGATCTGCGTGGGACAGGAAGTTGTCATTTCTCTGATCAGTGTTAAATACATTGTGTTTCATCTCGTCATCTCCTCCATCTTCCTTTTTTGGATTTTCTTTATCTGCAAATTCAGCCATCATAGCGAATACAGCGGTCTGCTGCTTCTCTGTCATGGTCTTGAAAATGTCAGCAATTGTTTCTACTTTTTCATCCTTTTTCTCTTCTGTATGATTATTAGGATTCTTTTTTGTATCATCATTTGCCTGATTTTTTAAGTCATCTTTCTTTTCATCTTCATCGTCAGCATGACTTAAATATGAAGTAATCATCTCGTCATATCCAACGATCATTCCTGATTCGCCGTCGCCGTGTGCTACAACATCATCAATGAATGCCCCAGGGTTTGCTCCGGCCAGCACTAAACTAACCTCACGAATGATGCCATGCAATACATCGTTTCCGGTCTGCTGTAACTGGTTTGCGAAAATAGACAGCGAACGAACATCACCATGGGCTACCAATTTTTTGGCGGTCATTCCGGATTCAGTATCATTAAATTCACAATACGCATAAACCCCGTCATCCCTGTTTTCAAGATGTGCAAGCCCCAAAACATTCATAGGATCGGCATGATTATGCATCCATACTAACGGGACGTTCTCTCCATTCTGTCCTTTAAAAGCATCTTTTTTAATCACGCGCCCATCGGTGCATGTTAAATCGTTTCTAGTGGCCCAGCCACCAAAATCATACTTCATTTTGATTTTTCCTCCTATTCTCTAATGTAATATGACAACGGATGCGATTTCTTCTTTGTTGACGTCTTAGAAGACTTCTTCTTGCTTGACTTCTTTGACGTCTTCTTCACCGCTTTATACTCCGATGCAATCTTGTCAAACTCCTGCTGATAGATCTTCTCGTAAGAGGTATTCAGATTTTCTTTCGCTACTGTATATGCCTTTCGAGCTGCCTCAACTGCGGATTTAAGTTCAGCGCTTACTCTTGCCCGTTCAGATTTAGCGTTTGAAGTATTGACTGCTTTCGATTGCTTGGTTTGATTTGACACTTCAGTTTTCTGAGCTGATGCATTACTTCTGACATCAGATTTGTCACTCTTTGCCTGATTGCTTATCTTAGCTTTATCAGACTTAGCATCGCCCCGTATCTTAGCAATCTTTTCATTTCTTTCCGCAACCCGCTTCGCTCGTTCCTCTTTTGATAAGCCAGACGGTATCTCAATTGCTTTCAACTGCTTAATAGCCGCCTCTTTTTGAGCGTCGATCTGTTCTTTCTTATTGGAAGAATCTGTTTCAATGCTCTCTAAATCGGAATTTTTTTCATCGTCGATATCTTTTTTCTCAGCAACGGCATCTTCTGATAACTTGTTATTCAAAGTCTTTAACTTAGATGTTATCTGTTCCCGGGTTGCCTCTGCTTTTGCTCGAAGCTGCTTAATTTTTAAGGCTCTCTTTTCCTGTTCTTCTTTAACTTTAGCGGCCTTTTCCGACTTAATGTTATTTTTGGTATATGACCAAACCTTTTTGCCTTCGTCATTTAAAGAGCTTGTAGAGCGCCCCTTAAGCTCTCTGGTTCGCATATAATATTCATGTGCTTTAACCGGATCGTAATAAGGTGACGCATAATGTCTTAATTCAGCGGTTTTAACTTCATCCATTAAGAATCATCCTCCTCATCATCGTTGTCTGGAGAATAGTTCCCAATAATCGCGTTAATCTGACCAGTAAGTTCGTCCAACAGATTATTAACAATTTCATCATAGTCGGCAGTACCACTCTGATCTACTTCACCGTCATCACCAACATTAACTGTTGTACCGTCAGCTCCACTCGGATTGCTGAGATTGCTGTTTCTAAGTTCATCAGCCTTAGGATCTTCAGATGGCTTCCAACCAATTACCTGCCGTATTTCATTAGAAGTGGCGATTTCATTTCTGGTAAACTTATCAGAAATTTCAGCAAGATCAGCTACAGGAACCAGTTTAAATGGATCTCGGAAGAACATGATTGATTTATTCTGAGAGCGTGCTGTTTTCGTAAGGAATTTCCGTTTCATCTCATCGGCTATCGCTGAAATAATAGGCTCAATGGTGCGATTGTAGTAATTCAGCATAGTTTTTTCGTCTGCCGTACCGTCTAATATACTCTGAGTGATACCTAACTGGCTGTATAGCATACTCGTCAAGTATTCAATCTGTTTCATTAGATTGTTTTCCAGCGAACGATTAAGCTGTGTGATATGCTCAGTCGCATCAGTATAAGCGATTCCATACTTAGAACCAGATAACTGTTGCTCAATATCTTTACGCCGCTGCTCTGCCTGCTTACGTCTTGCTTCTGTTTTTACGACAAACGGTAGCTGAATGATCAAATCCAACTTTCCAGAACTGCTCTGCTCATCCACCGCATCCAAAAGATTCAGTTTCCTTATCAACCGCTGCATGGTTGAATTCGGCTCATTGATCACTGCATATAAAGGGTTTTCAACGATTGCAATTGACTCTTTCGGTACGATAATATCCTGATTACGTCCGGTATTTTCGTTATATGCGCGAACTCTTACATGTTTTGGATACCAATCTAATATCCTGCCAACGCGCATCGATAAGATTTTATAACCGGTAGTTTCGTCCGGGTCATCATCAGTATCAACCGGCACTACCGCAACACATCCCTCATCCATCATGGACATTACAATATCCTGTATAAAGGCTCGTCCAGTCTGATCCAGATTCGCTTGTAGTGATAAGCAATTATTCAGATCGCTTGGGATTACATTTAAAAACCGCCCTTCTTTATCCAACTGAACATGCTGAATATTAATGGCGGCTACGTCTAATGCTATTCGATTGTATACTGATGTTACGATGGACCTCTCATTACCTCTTGTTAACCGGAACCGGTCTGGACGGTAAGAATACGACGTTCCAATGTTCTGATAATTGAATGTCGGGTCTCTATTTAAAAACGCATTCCAAGCGTGCTTTAACCTGGATGTTAATGGTAACTCCATTTTGATTTTTCCTCCTAAAAATGGGTAAACTAAAAGAGACCGTGTTTCCACAGTCCCTTCAAATAGTTTCTATTTCATATTATTCGTCATGAGCATCTGCTAATTCCATTGCAAAGATTAAAACGTTTTCATCTGTTACGTCTTCCCCATTATCAATAAATTCGATAACGGACCTCTGATCGACCTCATTATCAGCATACGATAACACAGCTGTAATAAAGTTATCATTGTCGTACACAGATTTCAGTTTTTTACCTAATTCAACAGCTAAATCACTCATCTCTTATCCTTTCTAAAATTCCGCTACTTACCGTTTCATTCTAACATGATTTGAGATGTTGGCAACTGTTTTGTCAGCCTTTCTTACAATATACCAATTATTCAAAAGCCTCTCTGTTAAGCTTATACGCAATATATCCATCCATCATTGCTGCAACAGGGTCAATCTTCTGATCATATCTCTTTTTCAAAAGCTTCCTATTTCCATTTGTATCTTCTAGGGTAATACAATTGCCCATTGCAAATGTCATCAGTGATTCGTCAAACAAAAGCATTCGTTCTTCTGACAATTTTTTAAGTTCGCCCAACGGTACTGATTCTGTCCTTGCTCCCTGGATTACTTTTTCAATTCCAAATGGACCATTCTCTGCAGCCCATCTTTCAACAAACTCTTTTGCATTATATGGATCATAACCAAAACTACGAACGTCATAATCGCACTCAGTTATGTGATTATCTAAATCGTCATATACCTGAGTCATATCAAGCACAGTGCCATCTAATACGATAAGGCTCCCCTCGTCAATAAACTCGTTGTATTTGATTCTCATTGCTGCTTGAAGTTTCATCAGAGTTGATGAAGAGATGTAATTTCTGGTTTTTATACCAAAAGAACCATTCGATAATGGAAATAGAAATGTAAATGCACAAAAGTCATCGCCTTGAGATAAATCAGCACCTAAAGAACACGGCATTCCCCAGTAGTCTCGTCTCCGATGCGGAAGTGTTTCTTCATATGTGAAGTAATATGTATAGCCTTCCATTGGAAGTCCGAACCGCTTAGCCAGTATATCGTTTCTGGCTGCAGGTGCTTTTTCTGCTCGCTCAACGTCCAATTGATAAGTTTCATAACTTACTGTTTTACCGATATTCGGATTAGCTTTTACCCACATATCAGGATCAGATACCTCATCGACCGAATCAAGTTTATACCACCAGATAGATACATGAGGATTAACATAATCGCCTTTTAGGATGTCCATTAACTCCATTTTGATTGTATCACCAGCACCGTTACGGACTGTACCTTCGGAGCTGATTGCTACGATCAAATAATCGTTAACTTTAGACGCACCTTGCTCGATTGCTCCGATTACATCCTCTCGAATGTCGCCAGAAAGCCACTCATCCACAGTAGCCATTTTTATCTGTAAACCTTGAAGCTTATCGATACGCATCGGCCTGATTTCCAACCATGACCCAGTAAGAAAGTTTTCGATTCCCTTTTTCGTAGAAGCCAATTTAACTCGATTCGCTTTCGAGCCAGACGTATTCTGTATTGAACCTTCCGTCAAGAATTTATAGAAAGGTCCTCGAGATCTGGTAATGGCTGTCCTTATCGGCGATAAAACTTCTTCCGCCTGTTTCATTGTTGGCGCTGTGGTTATCTGATGTGTTGTGGTCGCATCAATATTTAAGAAATAGTTTTGAAGACAGGACGCATACATAGATTTTGCAGCGCCTCTTGCTACGATGAGATACTGCTTATTTACCAGTCTCTTTTTTATAGATTTTGTAACGTAATGCCCGCCATGCCCATCTTCTTCTGGCTCATACACACTTCTTTCAACAAAGTAATACCAACCAAATATCTGTTCAGCCCATAATTTAAAGCTATCGAGTAAATTGAGATCAGATCCGTCGGTCAAAGTGAGTTCGTTTTCGCAATAACTGATAAACCCTTCCACTGCTTGGTCGTCATAGTAAACACCTCGATTTTCGATTAATTCATCGATTCGAAGCATTTCCATTGCAATTTCTTTGTTTATTTTGATTTCGTCTCTAAGAACGGCATCTCTGAACATGCCGTAATATTTAGGGACGGCAGTGTTCGATAATGCCATTATTCAATTCTCCTATTTCTTATTCGGATTCGCAGCCATGTACTGAGCAGCTTCTTTAGAATTAAATTCTTTAGTCATGGCATATTTTATAGTGTATGCCATTGCTCCAGCTGCGGCCATAGTCAGAACTTTTTTACCTGATGTTGATAAAATTTCAGAAACACATTTTCTTCCGGGAGCAATATCATCTTCTGTGAGGCTCTTAAATTCCCTCTCCATTTTTAATCTATCGATTCTTTTCTTCAAATCGGCATCAGACATAGTTCGTCTATTCCTGACTGCGGCCTTTCGTGCTGATACTTCGTTTCTGTTGAGTAAAGAGTTTGAATGTTTCTTTTTTACTCTTGAAGATTGTATTTCTGACTTACGCACTCCCCATTTCATTCCTTTTATCCCGTGGTGGGCTAAATATGTTTCCATAGTATGACTATTCCCCCTTTCTCTGATTTTCAGCAGTAACATTTAACCGCCATTCGTATTCGCTGATCTGCGTCTTATAACACTCCATAACAGCAGAACTTAATGGCGGATCAAATACCATTTTTACTTTTAAATACACATAAGTTTTGACCATAGCAAATAACTCTTCATCACTGATGAAATCTGTCCACAAAGCTTCCTTGTCGTGGATCAGAAAACCATCGGCCGGACCAACGCCAAGCTGTGTCAGTATTCCAAGTACAGAATTAATATGCATAATCAAATCAGCATCGAAATGCTCGTATTCATCCATAATGCCAAGCATTTTTTTGATCGATGTTAAAATACTGCCTGTAATATTCATTGATTCTCCTTATCGTTTCCATGGACATGTATCATTCTTTGCGCGACTAATCGGGGCTGTCGCTAACAATTCTTCAGTTCCATAATGAATTGCATTATGGGTATTCAACGTAGTTGTTATTAGATACTCTGGGTTCATAAGCAAATCGGTTCTGGATAATATATCATCCTGCCGTATCGGATTCATATGATGAATGATAATATTGGTATGGATTTCGCAACCTTCAACTCCCAAATCGCACCCATTATCCCGGATAATCACAAACCGCCGAATATCTTTCCACTCTTTTGATTTGTAAAATGCCTGATTCAAATATCGATCAAACCCAAATGTATTTTCGCCAACAACTCCATCTAATCGAAGATACTCGTATCGTTCTTTAAATGTTTTTAGTCTTGATAACTCGGAATATGTTCTAATCATCGTCATCATCACCGTAACCGCTATAACCACGGAAAGCTTTCAGCGCATTAGCATACAGCTCATCGGTTCTTTCGGCCATCTTCAAGTTTTGAGTCTTGGCTTCGATAAGTTCTTTCTGCTTTTCAAGAATTTCTTTTTCGACACGCTCTTTTGTTGACCCCAGTTTCAAATAATGGGTAATAACCTGTGAAGAAGCTGTCCCATCTCTTAACTGCTGCTCTGCCAGATCAGTTGCTAATGCTATTAACTGGTTTTCTCTTGCCTCTGGAGTTAAAGCAGGTCTCATCATCCGCGAAGGTTCGGAGGATGACTCTCCCTTTTTCTTACCTTTACGCACAATTAAGACCTCCTTCCCTCAATTAAATATGACTTTGTTAACTGTTTCGTATAGGTTTTCCGGCACTTAAAAGGACTTACAAAAGTGAATCTTCTCTTGCCGAAAGGAGACAAAAGGGCAGATGACCGGTTATTATCATTTATTTTTATTCAAATTTGTAAATCCTTTTAAACGTCGGAGTAAAAACATTTCTCTAAAAATCCCTCTGGGGAAAAATTAAAGACCGCCGCGATATGGGTGGGGG